GCATTTATCGAACCATTAAAAGGTGTATTAGATGTAATTGGGTGGGAAACAGAGAGAAAGTCAAGTCTTGACAATTTTTTTATATAGTGTATAATAGGGGGTATACATGGCAGGAAGTATAATGGTAAGATATGCGAGAAAGACTTCAAAGCAATTGGCCAAAGAACGTTCAGGGTCTCACGCACAAATGTCAAAACAATTAAATTATTCAATAGATATTGATCCAGAATCAATTAGTATGATGACCTTTGAAACTTATGAAGAAGCAAGAAGTTTTGCTTCTAGAATGCAAGAAGAAGGAATTCATATTATTGATATAAAAGATGACTACTACAAAAGGCAATAAAAATGAAAGCAAAAATATATGGTTCATCACATTGTACATGGTGTGATAGAGTAGCAAAACTATTAGAAGATAATGGAGCAGAAATAGAAAAAATTGATGTATCTCAAGGAAAAGAATTCATAAAAGAAATGCAGGAAGCAGCAGGAGAGAAAGTCAATACTGTTCCTCAAGTAATCATTGACGGAGAATATGTTGGTGGATTTACAGAAACCGAAAGATGGATTAACACAAAAAAATGACTACAGACCTTAATTTCACAAGTTGGCTTACAGAAGATTTACAGTCTTTATTATCAGATTTAAAATTTCAAAGAGATCGTGTCGAAACATATTCTGAACGTGTAGATATAAATCAAGAAATAGGAGCAATTAAAAAAGAACTTAGAACAAGGAAAGATAATGAGTGATTATTTAGATAATTTAGTAAAGGTGACAGGTAATGAATACGCAACAAAAGTTTCTGATGGAGTTGAAGCTGGAGATGTTTCTAGTTATGTAGATACTGGAAGTTATATTTTAAACGCATTGGTTTCGGGAGATATTTATGGTGGAATCCCCTCAAACAAAATTACAGCATTGGCAGGAGAAACTGCTACGGGTAAAACATTCTTTGCTCTTGGTATGGTCAAACAGTTTCTTGCAGATAATCCTAGCGGTGGTGTTTTGTATTTTGAGTCTGAATCTGCTCTAACAAAAGAAATGATTGAGAGTAGGGGAATCGATTCAAAACGAATGATAATTCTCCCTGTAACTACTATACAAGAATTTACTCATCAAGCAGTTAAAATAGTAGAAAATCACACAGAAGATAAACCTATAATGATGTGTCTAGATTCACTTGGAATGTTATCAACAACAAAAGAAGTCGGTGATATTTCAGAAGGTAAAGAGACTAAAGATATGACAAGAGCACAACTTGTCAAAGGATGTTTCAGAGTCTTGACATTAAAATTAGGTAAAGCCGGAATTCCATTACTAGTAACAAATCATACATACAAACAAGTTGGAACAATGTTTCCACAAGATGTAATGGGTGGTGGTAGTGGACTACAATATGCAGCATCTACAATCATTTTCCTTTCCAAGAGAAAAGAAAAAGAAGGTACTGATGTTGTGGGGAACGTAATACATTGTAAAAATTTCAAGTCTAGATTGACTAAGGAAAATAAAAGAGTTGATGTTCTTCTAAGGTATGATCAAGGTTTGAATAGATATTATGGATTACTTGAATTAGCAGAAGAAGCGGGGATTTTTAAAAAGGTTTCTACAAGATATGAGATGCCGGATGGTGGTAAAATTTTTGGAAAGGCAATACTGAATGATCCTGACAAATATTTTACAAAGGAAATTCTTGATAAATTAAATGATTATGCAAAAACAGTATTTCTCTATGGTGGAAAAAGTGAAGAAACAAACGAAACTGAGGATGAGACAGTCCCAGTCAACGAAACCGAATAAAGATCCCTTTTTTAAAGGAACAAATAAGACTGATACAGATTTAAGGACTACATTAAATGATCCTTATTTCGAAACAGGCGAAACAGAATATAAAGAGTGTACAAATCCAAATGATCCAAATGATAAATCATTATGTGTATTGGTTCAAGACGCATCACCATTTGATGGAGCAGTGGTTAGATATACTTCATTTAAATTAGTAGAACAAGAGTTAGATGGAAATGATATCGCCTGTCAATATGAATATGATATTGAAGTACCCCCACATGATTTAGGGTATGAAATTACAGATAAAGATGGTGAAGAATTCGAACATCGATTAGGTGCTTGGTTATTGGAAATTATACAAACACAAATGGAAAAACATGCAGCAGCGGATAGAAACAATAATACTTAAAAATTTAATTCATAATGAAGAATATTCTAGAAAAGTTATACCCTTTCTTAGTAAAGAATATTTCGTAGAAAATACAGATAAAATATTATATACAGAAATTAATAAGTTTATTGAGAAATATAATAATTTACCTACTAAAGAAGCATTAGTAATTGAATTAGATTCTTCAACATTGAAGGAAGAAGAATTTTCAAATGTAACAGAATTACTAACTTATATAGAAGGTCAAGAAGATGAGAAATCAGACTTGGTATGGTTGTTGGAGACAACAGAAAAATTCTGTCAAGACAAGGCAATCTACAACGCCGTTGTCAATTCAATTAAAATATTGGATGAACCCGAAAAATCTAACGCTGACAAAGGTGCTATTCCTGAGTTGCTTACCGATGCTCTTTCTGTTAGTTTTGATCCTCATGTTGGTCACGATTACCTTTTGGATTCTGATGATCGTTATGATTTCTATCACAAGATTGAAAAAAAGATTCCATTTGACCTTGACTACTTCAACAAGATAACACAAGGTGGATTATCTTCCAAGACATTGAATATTGCTCTCGCAGGAACAGGTGTTGGTAAATCTTTGTTTATGTGTCATGTTGGAGCAAGTGCATTATCTCAAGGAAATAATGTTCTGTATATTACATTGGAAATGGCAGAAGAACGTATTGCAGAACGTATTGATGCAAATTTAATGAACATTAGATTAGATGATTTGGTTAGTCTACCCAAAAAGATGTATGAGAAGAAAATAAATGATCTCAAAGAAACAGTTAAAGGTAGATTGATCGTTAAAGAATATCCTACCGCAGCAGCAAATACAAATCACTTTAGAGCATTAATGAATGAATTAAATCTCAAGAGAAATTTTAAAGCTGATATGATTCTAGTTGATTATATCAATATATGTTCTTCTTCAAGAATCAGACCAGGACAATATGTAAATTCTTACAGTTATGTGAAATCTATTGCCGAAGAACTTAGAGGTTTGGCTGTAGAATTTGATGTTCCAATTTTATCAGCTACTCAAACTAATAGACAAGGATTTCAAAGTACAGATGTTGGTCTTGAAGATACTAGTGAAAGTTTTGGACTTCCAGCAACCGCAGATTTTATGTTTGCACTTATCAGTAATGAAAACCTAGAAGAAGCTGGACAAATGTTAATCAAACAATTAAAAAATCGATATAGTGATCCTACCTCAAATAAGAAATTTTTAGTAGGAGTAGATAGAGCAAAGATGAGACTTTCCGATTTAGGTGAAGAATCTCAAAAAGGATTGGTTGATACTGGAAAAGCAGAAGAAAAAGAAGATGTTCCATTATTTGACGCATCTACTGGTGGTAGGATGAAGAGTAAAAAAGATTTTGGAGAGTTTAAGTTTTGACTGATGATAAAATTGTAGATTTAGACGAATTTAGAAAACAAAAGAAAAAAGGTAAACCAATTCCCACCCTGAGGGCGTTCCAGCCTAATCATTACTACATTTATCCTGACATGGGATTGATGATTCATGTATTGTTAATTACCGATAAGAGTATACATTACGATAATGAATCAGTTTATGTAATGGAAGATCAATTTGGCAACTTTTTTGCCGATACAGTAGAAGAAGACACTTGTGATGGTTGGCACGAACTACATGAGGATGTTTTTCTAAAAGCCGTTGAAAATCAAAGCCCTCCTGATCCTACTAGACCACAAGTGGGATGACTTAGTATTATAAATATATCAGTAAACTCTATTCTAATTTTAGGAGAAATTGATGAAATCTTTAAAGACTTGGATGGTATTAAGTGAAGCGTCTGCAGATGCTACTACTTTCTTTCATGAAGTATTATGTGGAATAGCTTGTTTTGATCCTACTGGAGCAACAACAATTAAAAAAGGCGCGGATATATTACCATTTTTTACTAATAAAAGTATAGTGGCTAAAGATTCAGGATTAAATGATATAACACCATCATCTAAAGAGAAGTGGTATAAATTCATTGATGATACTGTAGTTCAAACACCTCCTGGTGAAGATCCATCTACTGAAATACAAAGTAAAGAAGCTAGTGAGGAATATTGGAATGATAATGGTATAGACGCAAGGAAGAGGGACGCAATTAATGTTGCAAACGCTATAGTAAAGAGAATAGGTAAACCAAGTGGAACAGTTTATTGGACAGGTCCAACTAATGATGCAACCCATTTCGGTGCAGCAGACATTGCATATAATGAACAAGGAATATCTTTAAAATTTGGAGAAGGACAATTTAAAAATTTAACAGTTAATCAATTTGCTAGAGCAGCATTAGGAACTGGAAAAGAAGTAGAATTACTTACTGAATTACATACAAATGTACCAGAAAAATGGGATAATATGACCTATGACTGGTTAGCTTTGATAGAAAAATCTTTAAATGGTTGGGATGTAACCAAATTTAGATCTAAGACAGGAAGTAAAAGAACAAGAGCTGAAGCATTAATAGAAGCTAAAAATTTGTTTAGAGGTTGGAAAAGTCAAATTGGTCCAGATTGGGGAGGCTATCAAAAATTAAGAGTAAAAGATAGTGATGTTCAAGTATTTCATGATTTATTATATGTTCCAAAGAAAAAATCAGTTTATGACAAAGATGATAAAAAAGGTGAAAGAAATAGAGTAAAACAATTTAGATATATTTGTCGAAAGCTATATGATCAAGGACCAGCACAAATTAGAAAAACTTGGAAAACACAAAGAAATGAATTGTTTACTAATATATTTGGTGAATATTTTAAGAAAAAAGATGCAATAATAAAAGAAAATTTACATGTAGTATTTGAAAGACAAATTAGTGTCGGTGAAAAACCTATGATATATGCCGCAGAGGGTGGAAGGTCAATTAAACGTGTTCCTTCAAAAGCAGAATTTGATAATGCTATTCAAAGTATAAGTTTTTCTTATGAAGGTAAAACAACTGGCGCAGGATATACTTTTATTTTACTTGCACAACAAGATCCTGCAGATCCCAAAGAAAAAATTATGGAAATTACTATTTTCTTTAGATGGAAAGCGGGAGGACAAATGGTAGGAAATCCTGATACATCTTCAGAGTCAGAAATGTATATTAAAGATTATACAGAAGTATTTAAAGAGTTAAAATAATGTTTGCATTTAGTTCATTCTTAACTGAACAAAAGAATCTTCACATGGAACACCTTGAAGATGAGGTGTTAAATGGTGGAGTAGATGGAGCAAGAGGAGCAATAAACTTCCTTCAAGGTTTAAGAGATATGTTGGCAGGAAGTTCAGGTTCTTCTGTTAATGTTACTGTCAAGTGGGATGGAGCACCAGCAATATTTGCAGGAACTAATCCTGAGAATGATAAGTTTTTTGTAGGAACAAAAGGTGTATTCGCTAAGAATGCAAAGATAAATTATACTAATGAAGATATCGATAATAATCATAGTGGTGGACTAGCATCAAAATTAAAAGTCGCATTGAAAGAGTTATCCAAAGTAAACATAAAAGGTGTTTTACAGGGTGACATGATGTATACAATAGATGATATTGGAAAAGAAACGATTGATGGTGAACCTTATATTACGTTTCAACCTAATACTATCGTTTATGCAATACCAGTGAAATCGAAGTTGGCGGCAAAAATCTTGTCCTCTAATATGGGAATCGTATGGCATACCACGTATAGTGGTGATACGATGGAGGGCATGACCGCCTCCTTTGGCGTTAGTTCGGGGGCGTTTAGTGAAAGTAGTTCAGTATGGCAAGCAGATGCATCATTTCAAGATACATCAGGAAGTGCCACTATGACAAGTAAAGAAACAGATGATGTTACTAAAATATTGAGTCAAGCAGGTAAAGTGTTTAGACAAATAGATTCTAATACTCTGGCAATGGTTGCAGGAGATCCTACACCAAAAGAATTGATAAAGACATATAACAATAAAATGGTGAGAGAAGGACAAAAGATTACAAATACAAGAAAACACACGGCAGGAGTGATCAAATTTGTATATGATAAGTTGAAAGCAGATGTAGATAAAGTAAAGAGAGAGAACACGAAGAAAGAAAAACAACGTAAGATGGATTTATATGTTGACTTTTTTAGGGATCATTCTTCTGATTTAGTCAAGATATTTACATTACAAAATTTACTCATTGATGCTAAATTATTAATTGTTAGAAAGTTAGAACAAGTTAAATCTATCAAAACGTTGATGAAGACTTCTACAGGATTTAAAGTGACTGCTCCAGAAGGGTTCGTTGCTATAGACAAACTTAAAGGTGGAGCAGTTAAGTTAGTTGATCGAATGGAATTTTCAATGCAAAACTTCAACGCAGCAAAGAATTGGGATAGGTGATGTATAGAAGAAACTTTTTAAGTTATACTTTGGCAAGTGGATTGGTAATCCCTTTATCTGCAATTTTTTCAGATAAAGTATCTGGAAGTGCATTTCAAACACCAAAAGATTTAGAGAATATGACAGAATTAGAAAGAATTCATGTTCCTAAAATATCATTACCACCCGTTGTCGAAGATGGTGCTCAAGCATCAATAGTATGTAGTGTTGACCATCCAATGGATGATGACCACTATATAAAAAGTATTCAGATTATGAATTTTGCTGACCCTGTAGTTATTAAGGGTAAGTTTTATCTTACTCCTGCAAATGGAGAGGCCTATATTAGTACTCAAATCCGTCTGTCTGGTGGTGATGGAGAAGTTTGGGTAGTTGCAGAGTGTAACAAACATGGTAGATGGGCTTCAAATAAAAAAGTAACTGTAGCCGCGGGAGGCTGTTAATGAAAAAAGTCATACTACCACATATAGACCACGGTGTTGATATTCTTGGTGATGAATGGGAAGATGAAGAAGATGATCCTGAGATGGAAAAACGTTTTGATCCAGATCATCCATACTGTACAAATTGGCCAGTAAATAAGAAAAAGGAAAAAGATGAAGAGATTTAAAGAAGTAAATGCAGATTTATATGAAGCCTCTAAAGATGAGAAACTCGCTCATGATTTAGCTCTTATTACTGAAAGGGGAGAAGAAATTTGTGCCGTACCTATAGATCAATTAAGATCTAAACTTATGAAAGACAGACACAAAAAAATGTGTAAAGGGTCTGATCATTGGAGTCAAACAACAAAAAAAGGTCCTAAAGATTCAGCAATACAAAGAGCAGCAAAACGAGCCGGTATATCAACGAATAAAAGGAGAGGACTATTTAACAGTCTTGATGAAGCAGATGTTCAAAATTTAATTGTCCACGTACAAGATATTACAAAAGACATGATCAAGGCTATTAAGAAAAATGATCAAAGGACAGTAGATGGACTCTATAAGAATTTAGGAAAGGTTATCAAATGAAAACATTTAAAGAATTTTGGGGTAAAAAAGGTGAAATTGATAAAGATCAAGAAGAATTAGAAAAACTTGGTCTAAAAGCTGCTGGTAGAGGTGGATGGTCTAAAAAAGAACAACATCGATATAATCTTCTTTGGATGAAGATGCATAATAAAGGTCAAACACCTATAATGTCACCGCCAAGTGTCTATGATGATGATTCATGGGGAACTAAAACTATCAAACTTCAAAAGAAGTTAAGATTAACTAAAAAAGATCATTCAAGTGTATTAGCATGAGTACAGCTGTATTTGCTTTTGGGAGATTTAATCCCCCTACTATCGGACATGAAAAGTTGATAAACGCAGTAATTGCTACTGGTCAACGAGAGGGTGGAGATACTTTCATTTATGGGAGTCATTCACAAGATAGTAGGAAAAATCCCCTTTCACATTCAGAGAAAATGGGATATTTACAAAAAATGTTCCCACGAATTAAAAAGTCGATACAAACTAGGGCAAAAGAACGAAATGTACTAAAAATTGCCGATACATTAAATGAAAAATATGATAAATTAATATTAGTGGTGGGTAGTGATAGAGTCGATGACTTTACCTCTTTACTAAATAGTTACAATGGGATAAAGTCTAAACATGGATTTTATGACTATAAAGAAATAAAAGTATATAGTGCCGGAGAAAGAGACCCAGATGCAGATGGTGCTTCTGGAATGTCAGCATCCAAGATGAGAACAGCCGCAACTAAGGGTGATTTTGAGTCGTTTATATCAGGCGCATCAAGTGAATTAACTATAAAAGATAAGAGAAAATTAATGAATGATGTACGTAAAGGACTAAAATTAGATTCAATTCGTGAAGCAATGAAACGCCGAAGAGGTTATGATAAACCTGTTATAGTTGAACATAAAGATAATATTGAAACGAAAGAACTGTCCTGGCAAGGTTATGATACTGTAAATTTATCTACTTGTGTAGAGGCGTATGAATTATTTGATGAAGTCGTTAATAGTATAGGAGAAGGTACATTCACTACTTCAGAAAAAGGATATCTTAAAGAAGCACTAATGTTAACAGACAAATGTCTATGTATCGCACAAGTATCAGAAGATGAGATAACAGAAGAAGATGAACAGAATTACATAGAAAGTTCAGATAAAGCAATAAAACTTTTGGAGACTGTTGTAAAAAGAACAGGCATACCATTTGAATATTCTTTTTTGAATGATCTTCAAGTAAAAGTTGCAACAAAAATACAACCAAGAAAAACATTTACACAATTTTCAGGAGAAATGTATGGCATCCGATAGCCTATTAGATGTGATTGCCGGACTCGTTAAAAGAGATGGCGAGACAAAAAAAGAAGAAAAGAAACTTGCTAGAGAAAAAGCAAAAGAAGAAAAATTGAAGGCTGCAGCAGAAGCTGAAGAAGAAGAGCCGGAAGAAGATGAGGATGAAGATCCAGTAGGTGATCCAAAGCCGTACGGAGAAGAAGATGAAGATGAAGCAGAAGGTGAACCTGAGGGGGAAGAAGAACCAGAAGGCGAAGAAGAAGATGATATGGATAATAAACCAGGCGGTCCTGATCCTGCATTAGTTCAACAAGTCGCTAATATTGTGGTAGCACAATTATCAGACATGATGAAAAAACAACAAGACGCCGAAAAAGCAAAAAAATATGATGATGGAGAAGTTAAACTTTCTGGTAAAAAAGAGAAAGTC